CAGGGATTGTAAAAGCAACCGTAGCCGCCGTAATGTCCGTGTACAAAATGGACTTGGATTGCGCTACTAAAGTCGCGCCCATATTGCGAATAGTGCCAGCAGTAGTGCCAGTTGTGTTTTTAACAGTTCCGAGTAGCCAAGGGCCTAGGTGAGTTGCAAATCCCATAATATTTCTCCATACAGATCAAAGCTTATTAGTCTTGTATGCGCCTGCCGGGACAGTCTAATAAGCCGGTTATTCCCGGTTTTACTAATCTTACTACATTTTTAATAATGTGCAAGTTTTTTAGTTAAAATACCTATAAAAGGGGGTCATATGAGTTCTTGGCTTATTATTGTTACAGGGTTAATCTATGCGTATATTGCGGTTGAACAAGGATTCAAAGGTAACTTGCCTATGTGTATTTGTTATATTTGCTATGCTGGCGCTAATGTGGGTCTCTATATGATGGCTACTAAATGACCACTATCGTTGGCGACTGGACTAAAAAGGTACTTGTATCAGACAGTCAATTTTCTGACGACGATACTGGTATTAAATACTTTGACGAAAAGATTGTCCCGATAGACGGTGGTTGGCTAGGTGTTGCTGGAAACTGGGGCGACTGCGAGAAAGTAGTTGACTACATAAACAAAAAATCAAAAACTAAACCAAAGTTAAAAGCCGATAGTTCTTTCATTAGATTAACTAAAGACGGTCTTTTTTATTGTGGTGATGATCTTGAGTGGGAAAGAGCTAAAACCTTTATGGCTATTGGCTCTGGGGCTATGGCAGCTGAAGTATGTTTGCGTATGGGGCTGTCCGCCGAAGAAGCTGTTAAGTGGGCGTGTAACGTAGACTTAAAGAGTCACGAACCAATCCAAATATACAAGCTAAGTGATGCCCTATAAAGACGCAGAGATAAAGAAGGCTAAGCACAAAGCGTATAGCGCTAAGCACTATACAGAAAACCGCGAAAAAATAAAAAAACAAACTAAAGACAGCAAAGCCTTACAAAGAGTGCAATGGTACCTCTTTAAAGCTACCCTTAAATGTGCACATTGTGGATTTTTTCATATAGCTGCGTTAGATTTTCACCATCAAGACCCCAGCACAAAAGAAGGTAGCGTGCATACATATATCTCAGGCGGGCAGTTTGCCAAAGCGTACAAAGAAATTAAAAAGTGCATAGTTTTATGCGCTAACTGCCATAGAATCTACCATCACGAAGAACGCATTAAAAAGAAAAAAACCCCAGCTTTTTGAGCCGGGGTTTTAGTAAGGCTAAGGTGCCGATTAGGCGCCGGGTGAGCCAAACATTCCGAGTGGATCAGACCAACCAAATGAATAACGCTCACGAGACTTGTAACGTACGTTACCTGTATCGAAGTCGCCGTCCATGTTGTTAGCCAAAGGCATACGCTCAAAGTGTTTCATGCCGTTAGGTACATCAGTTGTCAAGAACCAAGCATTTGTGTCGGTCAAATAGTGGTTAATTGCGTAACCTTCTGGGATTGAACCGTTGTTCTTCAATGCGTTGATGTCGTTGTCAGTTGTACCTACGCGCAAGTTAGTTTCCAACAAGCGGGTTGCAACGAATTGCAGTGCTGGTGGGATAACCAATTTACGTGGCATTGCAGCAATTAACAGACCACGCTCGTCAGTCCAAGCAGCGATTTGAATAACAGCGTTTTCCAACGAAGTTTCATTCAAGTCAGCAGCTGTAGTCGGACGGTTGCTGTTGGTGCCACCAGAAACCAATGGGTGTGCTGTAGAGAAAAGTGGAACGCCGTCGCCGCCGTAATATTGGGCAGAGTTGGTGAAACCATTGTTCAATACAGAAGCAGCTTTAACCTGCTTTGTGTACGCCATTGCACGAGCTAATGCTTTGGTATAACGAGCAGACAATGAGTCATACAAGTTATCTTCGATTGCTTCTTCAGTTACTGAGAAGCCCAAAGCGATTGTTTCGTGGTTGTACCGAGCTGTGAATGCCTCTTGTGCATTGTCGTAAGCGATGGCTGAGCCCTCGTTCTTGACTGGTGCAGCAGAGAAGCCGGACAGCTTGGTTTCTTCTTCAAAGCTACGCTCTGATTTCTCAGTTTCGTAGATCTCTTTGTGCTCTTCGCCGTAACGCTTATATTCGAGTCCGAACAATGCGTTTAAGCCGGGGAGCAACTCTTTTAGTAGTTGTGCGCGTGAAATAGCCATTTTTTAAGTTCCTTATACGCCAGTTGAGTTGTTGTACTGGTGCATTGTAGCGTTAATCTTAACGATAAACTCAACAAATGTATCAGCGCCGGTTGCTGTATCTCTTACCACATCAATAATGCGGATAGGTAGAGTATTGGTAGTAGCTTGCGTACCTTCATCAATCGCTACAGCGGAATTACCAGTGGTGGTAGATCCAGCGGTTTGAATTAGCGCAATGTTATTACCAATAGCAGAAATGCCCATTCCAGCAACAGTTGTGCCTGAAGAACAAGAAACTACTTGAAACAATGTATCAGGATCATCTGCAACCACAGCGAAAATTTTACTTCCCGAAGCAATTGCTTGGCTGGCTGGATAATACTGTTGTTGCTGTACTTGACCAGTTGACTGGTTAGTAAAACTTACACCTAAAAATACACCGCAAGGCGTAGCTGTAGTTGTGCCAGTATCTTTCTCAATTGTTCCATCAGAAATACGTTTTACTAAATCGCCATAAAAAATGCTAGTAGCATAGCCACTTGCAATTTCCATCTGACGGGTTGCTCCCGCAAAGACCTGACCACCAATCAAATTGACTGGTTTTAGTCCGTACGGTTTATCTACAGTGGGATAAGCCATATTAAACTCCTAAGTTAAATTAATTAATTATTTAGTGCCACTACCAAACCCACCACCTTTAGTCGTTGTGCTCTTGCGATCACTAAACAGAGGCATGCGGGAATCACTATTACGTAGAAAGCTGTTGTCTACAGAGTCCATTTGGTTACGAGCTTTTTGGTCGTAATAGACATCTCTAGCTTCAGCCATCTCTCTTGGTTTCTTACATAAAAGCAAGCCACCAATTTCAACATTTCCATCCTTATTTGCTTGAATCTGCAATTCGGGATGATCCACTGCCTTACATGGCACCCAGTGGTCACGGAACTTTTGAGACACGTTAGTGTCGTTCGGCTGTCCAGCGATCGCTGTTGCTACCCAGTAAAATACATAATCTGGGTCTGGTGTTGGGTCAGGCAATGAACTCGGCGGTTTGTAAACATAACGAGTTTCGGTTTTTTCGCGGGTTTCTAAATCCCGAGGTGTGCGGTTAGTAGCCATTTTTAAATCTCCAGTTTAAGAACTTCTTGTGCATATTGTTTGTGGGATAAACCAAATTTATCTGCCAACCTTTGTTGGGTTGTAGTTAGTTTGACTACTCTTTTTGCTCCAGTAGAGCGAGAAGAAGAGGCCACTACAGTTGCGGGTTTCTTAACTGGATCAGCCTTTCTGTCAGCCGACTCAGAAATGCCCAATAACTCAGGGAACACTTGCTTTAAGCGCCCATCAACGCGAGCGAAGTAGTCATCAGAGCGGGGATCTACTCCCGTAGCAACTAGTTTTTGGTGCAGCCCTAGTGCAAAAGCCGTCATTTCTTCATATCCCGGAGACCCGAACCACTGGTTTTTTGCTTGCCAGCGCAAGGTTTTATCGTCGAGTCTTGGTGCTTCTTGGGACGATGTTTGTATTTGTACAGCACTTTCTTGAGTTTGTAAAGGGGTTGGCTTGAAATTTTTTGCAGACTCTAATTTCATCTTAGCGTCTGTTAAGTTTTCTTGTGCCTCAAGCATAGCATCTGAGTCATAGGACTCTTGTGCTTCTTTATACTTGCGGCGTGCCATCTCCATTTCCGCTTCAGCCTTAGCCTGTAAGGTTTCTGCGTAGGTAACTTCACCATTTTTTACATACTCTTTGAGCTTGCGGTTCTCTTCCAAAATAGAACGAGCTAAGTTCTCAAGCTCATCTTTTTCACGCGTAATTGCTTCTTTAGCGCGTCTTTCATCGTGCCTTGCATGAGTTAATTGTTTGATCCGATTTTGAGCACCTTGGGTGTAATTCTCAATTTCTTCATCCGTAGGGTCTTCAACTTCTCTATCAAGAGGTCTAGCTTTACGGTCATTTTCAGGTGTGTCGTCTTCAATTTGAATATCAACGTCACCTTCAGCGTCAATATCTATATCAAAGTCAGCTTCGGGTTTACCCTGATTTTCTTCTTCTTCAACTTCATGCGGGAATTTGTAGTCGTTATCTGCCATTTGTATCTCCTTTAGACGCGAGTAATGCCGCGTGGGTCTTCAACAGTTGCTTCAACCTGATCATCATTAATCAAGCGAAACTCTTTTCC